TTGGTCCGAGTGACTGGATTCGAACCAGCGGCCTCTTGAACCCCATTCAAGTAGAAATCAAGTAGTTTCAATGCTTTTAAGAATAAATTATGCAATAGATCAGCAATATAGGAATAATGAAATACACGTATAATATCAATAAGTAGCTCTAAAAAGGCGGAGGCTATTGCCCCCGCCCTTTGTTTAGCCCCTCACGATGTACTCGTAGTAGCGGGCCAGTTTGTCCTCCGGTGCGTCCTTGTCACAGAGGAACGATTTTGCCATGTCAGCGTAAAAATCAATCTTATCACCGACACCGTGCTTCTTGGCTACTTTAACATAGTCTGAGTAAATCATGTTGAGAGCCACCCAAAATTGTGCCGGATCACACTCAATCCCGTGCTGGGCCATGACCTGCTTGGCCTGCTCTAGCGTCCAGTGAGCGCCGCGAGTGCCATCCTCGTTGTCCATATGCTTAGACCATTCATCGGCCATCTCCTTGGTGAAAGGAATATAGCTGGAAGATGCCCCATAACCTGTCATATGTTCTCCACCTTTTCTGTATGCCATCTCGTCCATGCGGTAGTCATGGTCAAACTCTCTCGGAGTCCTCATTTCACCTTCGCCAGAGATAGCGAATCCGATTTTGTTCATGGGACGATTCATCTCCCGTCGCTCTGTGTATGCGCTCCCATCCTCCCGATAGACCGGGGGGACGTAGGGGTAGCCGTAGTGAGACCGGGGACCGTACATCCGATCATCCCAGTATCGGCTCTCTACCCACATACCGCCATCGTTCCGTGGGGCAAAACGCCCATCAGAGTAACGGCGATAGCCCCGATCCTCCGGCTCCATCATCTCAGAGCGCGGTGCATAACGGCCATTGTCGTAATGCTCCCGGCCACGGCGGTCACGAAACTTATCATCGACATCGTAGTTGTCGTAGCTCCGTCCGTCGTTGTAGCGGCGATTGTTGCCACTGGACATGAGCATCATCCGAGTAGATCGTTTCATTTTGACCCCTCCTTACGCCGTAGGGGCGGGTGCAGCACCGCCGTCAATACTGGCAAGATTGTTACTGGGAGAGCAGCAGGGCTGCCCCAACATGCGGAACGAGCCGCCGGTGGGGGTAGTCGTAACGCATACGGAGTAGCGTGTACGGGTGCGGATTCCGCAGGCAGTTACCTGAGCGCAGTTACGCTTGGTAAGGGGATATAGCTCTGTCCCAGTGCCAATAGTAATGTACACAGGTGCATTGATGGTAGTTGTGGCCGGGATGGACTGAGCTACCACAATACAATACTTTCCGCCGTTGTTGTAGGCACCGGCAGGCAGATTGATTTCAAGATTCCCGCCAGTAAAGGTGACCGCCTGGCTTAGCACCAGGTTGTCGCACAGGCGGCAAACAGGCTTACAAGACATAAAATACCTCCAAAAATCAGGGGCGGCAGACACTTAGCCCGCCGCCCCGAAATAGTCACGGCAAAGCCGGAAGACCAACTTACGAGGATTCCTCGTAAGTTTAGCAGCCACAACCGCAGCCGTTGTTGTAGGTCCCGCAATAGGGATAGGGGGCGGGCACCTGGTAAGCGGGCACGGGCATGGGATTGATGCGCCGAATCAGTTCAGAGGTCTGAGCGTCCAGAGTGGCGGTCAGATAACTGTTCTGGTTGGCCTGAGAGGCGGCCAGCTTCAGGGACTGGTTCTCCGCCTGGAGAGAATCAATCTTGCTCTGAGTCAGGAAATCCAGAATGGCGCGGGTGTTGGAATTGTTGTTCTCCAGAATATCGCGGGTGCTGCCCTGGATGGTATTCTGGATGGCGCAGGTGTTGGTCGCCATGTTGTAGTTCACGCCGTCGATGGCGCGCTGGGTCTGGCAGCAGCAATCCTGAGCCTGAGCGGCCATGTTGCACATCTGAGACTGGACACCGTTGAAGCCCTGAAGCAGCGCCACATTGGTGTTGTTGAAGCCGCTGGTGATGCTGTTGTTCAGGGCATAGGTGCTGTCACAGATGCCCTGCTGGATAGCAGAGATGCCGCGCTCCACACCATTGAAGGCAATGGCCTCATTGACATCGGCGCGAGTAGCCAATCCCTGGAGGCCGGGATCGGTGCTGGCACCACCGCCGCCGAAGCCACCGAAGCCGCCGCGGCCCCAGCCAAAAATCATGGCGAAGATGATGATAGCCCACCAGCCATCGCCACCCCAAAAGCCGCCATTGTTACAGTTGCCGCCGTTGGAGTCGGAGCCAAGAGCATAGCCAGTCGCAAAATCGTTATCCATTGTATATACTCCTTTGTCAGTTATTACATCGGGGCCGTACGCTCCCCGGATGTTTCCAAAGAGCGGTTTTTTGTCAAGACACCGAAAAACTGAAAAGAAGTGCTCTATTTTATTTCATGGGTATACCTAGTTGCCGTGCAATTTCCTCAACGGAGGTTCCCCTCTGTTTTGCCATGTTTTCCGCAGTCTGGCGAAGCTGCTGCGGGTTTTTCCCTTGAATGAGCCGCATAGCTTGAGCTGCCTGCGGATTCTGTCCAGCCATCTGCTGGAGCATTTGCATGGGATTCCCGCCGTTCCGCGCCATCTGGAGCATGGCCATCATGGGATTATTCATCGGAGGCATCATTCTTTTTCCCTGCCTTTCCGCCAGACGTGGGCTTTTTCAGTCGTTCTATCTCGTCTTTCAGATTGTTGATGGTGTCCTTCATGTCCATAAATTCATCCAGCGGTGCAAAAGCGGGGGCCGGGTTCTCTGCCTGCTGTTCTTTTGCCTGCTGTTGGCCGTGGAACTCAAACACATCAGCAGCTCCGGTATTGGTATTGAATCGTTTCATATAGACCACATTATGAGCGAGGTCGGGGAAAAACATGGGAGCACCCATGAAGTCAACCGGAACACCCAGCGCTTCTTCCCTGGAGGCCACAGGACGGCAGAAAAAAGCGGGCTGTGTGTTTACATTACTCTGTGGCTGAATGGTCTGTGAGGGTTGCTGAGTAGGTTGCTGGGGCTGATATACTTGTGGAGCCGGAGCAAACGGGGTAACAGGATTGTAGGCCCCATAAGCCGGGTATGTGTAATTAGGAAACGCCATACTGACGCGCCTCCCTCCCCGCCTCCAATGCGGTTACGTAATCCTCTAGGCCCTCGTCATCTCCCTGTGCCATGTACCACATCGCTGTTTCGGCGGCACAATCGCGGGACATGCCAGCGGCTACCATTCTCTCGATTAGAGTCATATCCAACACGTCCTTGTCCATAAAATAAGGAGTCCGTGAGGAGGGCGGCGACGTGTACCAACCCTGTATCCTCACGTCCTCCATGTCTATATTGTCGCATAAAAATACCCCGGCTGGGTGGCGTTCCAGAGGGGTACTTGTGTTAGTCCTGTTCGATTTATGTGACTTTTTGTGACTATATTTGACCGGAGGTTGATTCCCCTTGCAAATTCAGGATTTTAGCATATAATTAAATTACATAGAGGTGATATGGATGTATAAAAAGGAAATCAGAAATTGCAAGTTATTGATTCTTTTCTGTTTATTTGCTGTAGCATACGGTTCTGGTAATTTTGTATGGGGTGTTGTATCCGGGCGGATGTTTTCAATCGTAGGCGGGATTATTTGCGCGTTGGTGTGTGGTTTTTGCGCGATGCGAAGTATTCGAAACATTGAGAGTTACACAAGAATGGAAAAGGATTGCGAAGACTTAATGAAATGGACAAAGCAAAAGGAGCCGGGTTAATTCCCGACTCCTTTTAACTTTGTTATTCTGTTTGCCACCCGTTTCACTTCATTCAGTATGTACGGGATATGCTTGGATACCGTGGACCGCTCCCATCCAAGCTCCGCCGCAATGTCCATTTCCGCCCATTTGTCGATGATACGGCGCTTGGCGATCAATTCATCGTCCCGGTGCAGGGCGGCTTCATAGATGGCCGTCTCCAGCTCTGAGCGCAAGAGGTTCGCCAATTCTGGGGGCAGCTTCACCTTTGCGCTCATTCACTCACGTCCTTTCGACCTCCGGCGGCTCCGTTGGCAGTTGTTTCAGGGCCTCGACCAGCTTTGCCGCCATCCCATTCCCACCCAACTCCTTGTAGGCATTGTACATGTCCAGCACGTTCTCCATCCCATAAATCGGGATATAGCGTTGCTCGGAGTAGTGGTTGTACTCGGCAATGATTTCGCGTCTTAGCAGAGCCTGTACCCCATTCATAAGGGCATCGCTCTTCTGGTTGTCAGATTTGATGCGTTTCCGCTCCCTCGCGGCGACCGCCTCAATGATTGCCACCAGGACGACCGCCGCGCCGGAAATCAGTGGGCCTACCCACTCCATGGGCATCAGCCCTCCTTAGTCAACTGCTTATAGACCTGATTGATACCAGTGGCCGCGAGGCCGCTCACAATGCCTACGGCGGCGGCGGTAAGGTAATCACTGGCCGGGAACTCGGGCATGATAAACATGCCGAGGATGCCCAGCGCCGCGCCAAACGCACCGCAGATGATGGGAATCCACTTATTGTCCAGTCCAGTGGCCTTGACCACCTGGCCGACGAGGAAGCAGATTACAGTGATGACCGCCACTCCGGTGATACCCAAAGAAGAAATGTCCATGATATGTACCTCCATCAAATCAGATTCAACCGATCCAGCACGACGGCCAACTCCTGCCGGGTCATATTATCGCGGGGCCGGGTGCCGTCCAGTACGCCCTTGTCCTTGGCCTTCTGCCACGCCTCAGCGGCCCAAACGTCCGGGGTATCCTCCGCGTTGTCCGCTCCCGTTTCGCCCTGCCAGGCCACGCCCAGCCAGTCACAGATTCCCTTTGCGGTGGCCTCGGCCAGTTTGTCCCGGTACTTGGTATCTTTGAGATACTCCACGTCGGTCTTATTGGTATGGAAGCCGTACTCAATCAGGCAAGCGGGGGCGTCGGTCTTGGCGAGCACGGTCAATTCGATGTTGTGTTTGATAGGCTCACTTCTCAAAGCCACCCCGGCGGCGTGGAACGCGTTGACCAGCTTGGATGCCAGCACATTGCGCTGTGCCGTCATGGGCCCGGCGCTGGTGTAGATTTCAAGCCCAGATCCGCTCGACCATCCTTTCCCCTGTCCAGCATTGGTGTGGATGCTCACAAAGCAATCCGGCTTTGCTTTATTGCTGATGTTGGCCCGCTCCGTCAGGCTGGGGTAGTTGTCCGTTGTCTTGGTGAGCACCACGCCCACCCCCTGGGCCTCCAACAGCGGTTTGACGCGCTGGGCCATATCCCACGTAAACTCCCACTCTTTGTAGGTGCCGTCCGGGGATCCGTTGACGTTGCCCGGACCGTGCCCAGGGTCTAGGCATACAGTGTGCTTGCTCATAGGCTTGTCCTCCTCTTCCGGCGGTGTCTGCTCCGCCTGCTTGAGATACACGCAAATCCAGTTGTGCACCTTGCGGCTGGCGGTGATGCGCTCTCCGCCAAAGTCGCACTGGCTGGAGCCGCCCCCATCCAGCATGACGGCGGAGGACCAGCCCAGCCCGGCCAGCTCGTCCCGCAGAGTTTCCGGCGTGGCTGCATGGGCGCCATCCGAGGAGCAGTAGAGGGCCAGACTGCCACCCCGCAGGCCAATGGCGCTGCGCCCCCGCTTGCCTCCCTGGGCTGATCCGTAGGAGGGATTATCCACCGGCTTACCGGAGGTAACGAGGGCGGTCACAGCGATAAAGTTGGCCGCTCCCTCGTACTCGGAGGTCATGCGGATGTCTGGGCCCTTATCCCAGGCGTAGCCCATCGCCCTCCAGGGCGTGCCGGAGCGCATTACCCCGCCCACCTTGAGCAGCGGGCAGGCCGAGCCGTCTGGGTTCCACATGCCGCCATTCAACACATAGTGGGCACCAGTCTCTTCCTTGACCTGGGAAAGTGTCTTGCGGCAGTTGGTAACTCTCAGCTCAATCCGCTCCACAGAGGAGAGCGGGACATATGTAATGATCTTACTCATTTGATTCACATCCTTTTATCCAGCGATCCCGCTGTTGATTACTGTTCCGGGGCCAGTAGCCCGGCCAGCTCTTGGTACTCCTCCGGGGTGAGCCGGTCGGCGGCGAGATAGACATCCATCTTGTCCTGGAGCCCGTCGGTGCGGCCCCGGTCAATAAGCAGTTTACAGAGATTAAATACCGTGTTCATGTCCTTCCCCTTCTTTCTTAAACAGTATTAGTGGTGATTTCCAACATGCAAAGCCGCTCCTCATGGTCGGCCAGCATGTCCAGAGTGATGTCCTCTGCGAGGGGCGGCTGGGGCTCCTGCTCGGGCTCTGGGGGCCGCTCCGTGGGCGTGACACCCACCAGCTTGCCCTCCTCAATCTGGAGGTCACACCAGCCATAGGTCGCCCACACCGCGTCATGGAGGTGGGAGGGCACCTCTATGTAGCCATCCAGCCAGCAGGCGCGCCGCCCGCTCTGGCTCTGGATCGGGTGCTGGCCGGTCTCCAGCGGGTCAATTTGGATGATGGTCATATTTAATTCACCTCTTATTTCTAAACTATGGCGTAGTAGTGATATACAGTTCCAGATTGGTTAAATTGCACACTTTCTGCACCAGACGGGCTAAGGTCATAATACCAACTAAAAGTTTTTCCATCCGCCGATTTTTTACCGTAAGTATCTCTTGGATTATAATTGTAGCCCATGCCAAAACCAAAGCCGCTTGTATACTCAGTAGGGATAATACTGCTTGGAATAATATTACAAATATCAGAATCGCTGATACTTGTATACGAATCCGTATGTTGAATCCCATAAATACAGAGTAGTTTAAAGGGTTCGGCTAAGGTTATATGATTAGGGTTACTCGCCCCGTGGGTCCCCGTCCCCACATAGCTCCCCAAAATAACCCTCGCCCCCGCGTGCTCGTCCACGTACTGCTTGTTGGCAGCGTCCGCTGAGTCAACTGGAGAGGGTACCGATTTAATTGGGTATCCACCCATATTAAGTGTGCCAAAGAAAGACGTGTTTGCACTATCCCCACCTAAAACAATTGTGTTTCCCGTAATTCTGATTGCCGTACTGCCTGTCGCAATTTGAATCTGTTGCGGCGAAATGATAGATAAACTATCTGTACCCTGGATAGTAGCGCCTGACTTCATGGTCCCACCAGCCAGTGGCAGGAATGGAGCACTTTGCATACCAGCCAGAGCGGTGTTAAACTCCTCTTCGGTTCCGGTATATCCTTTCTCTTTTGCCGCCTGATAGGCGGATTTTCCAGGTGCACCATCCTTGCCGTCTGCTCCTGGAGCTCCGTCCTTACCGGGCAGGCCGAGACCGGCAACTTTTTTCCCGTTTACAATGATAGCCATGTGCTACACCTCCACCCATTGCCACATGCCGGGACTGTCGGGCGGCCATGTGCAGGGAATCATGTCCCCGCCCTCGGCCACCTTGTAGACCTTCCCGTTGTAGCTGTAGTGCTTGCCCGCATAACAGTCCATGCCGTACACCCACGGGATGGGGTCGTCCGCTGTGCCCGCGTGCTCCCGGTCAATGGGCCGGTAGATGGCGAGCATGCCGTCGTCGTGCGGGGGCATCTCCGCCTGTGGCGTTACCGCCTGCACCACCCGGTAGAGCTGGCCGCCGTCGTTGAGGATACGGCCCGCCGGGAGCTCCTCTCCTGCCTCCAAAACAGTCTCCCACGCCGGAAACAGATCGGGCATGTCCAGGGCGTAGGTGTCCGGTATGGCCACGCTGGTGGCCGCGTAGGCCCTCATAGCGGCGGCGTACTGTGACTGCATGTTTGGCGCTGACGGTTGGGGAGCTGGCTCTGGGACTGGCTTGTTGGTCAGGGTCAGCAGCGTACCAGCGTAGGTCTGCTGGGTATAGTTCCCTGCATCATCCTCTGACAAAAGAAACCCATCATCCCGGTACATCTGGATTTTGCCTGTCACCTCTCCGGGCGATGGCTTGACCGAAAGATATTTGATGGTATCCTCTGTCACAACCCGGCGGGAGACACTGTATTGCTTTTCGCCGATTTTTAAGTACATGTTACCTCCTAGAAGCAGAAGCAGAAGGGGACTCCATACGAGTTAATGGGGTTTGTGCCTCCAATCCCTCCATTGATGCCTATAAGTAAAATGATATCCGATCTTGTAGCGTTTGGAGAGCGAGTCCACCATGCGTTTAAATTACCATTTATATTTTTTGCTGTCCTGTTTCCTATCATGTAGTAGTCATACTGGGTGCCCTCTCCGGCGAAAGAGTATTGGGTATATCCAAAAACATCGACTTCAGATGGCAAGAATAAGTCATCACTGGTGGTCACAATGATTGGGCTCTGATTCCCTGCGCTGGTCAGTTTGTTAACTGCTCTTATCCCCGCCTGAACCTCCGCCGGAAGCAGGGCTTTCAACGCGGGCATGGTCTGCGTCCTCATCTGGCAATCCCGCCAGCCGCCCGCATTGGTGTTGCTGCTGTTCATCTGGTAGGTGGTATCGTAGCAGTCGTGCATCTGGAAGGTCAGCGGTGCTTTGCCCGTCCCGTCTGACAGATCATCGTGGTTCTTCCCGATGATGTCGATACGGTATGCCTTGCCGCCGATGTCCATGTCCTTGTAGCAGGAGCCATCAGCTACCCAGGTGTCCGGCACCTCATTGGCGTGGCATGCCTCGATGATAGCGGCCCAGTCATTGTTTGCAAACACAGGGTCATATGTTTTGTTGGAGGGTAGCCCTCTCGACATGAAGAACACCATCAGGCCGACACCTCCTTTTTGGTAAATTGGAAGTCGTAAGGAAGGATCAAAGCGGGGCGGATGCCTGCGTCAGTGTTTGCTCTCCAGATGCTGCTGTCACCGTTAGTTCGGGTATACCACACGTAGTTGGCATCGTTGGTGTACGGAGAGCGGAGCCACCAGTTTTCAGCATTACCATTTCGATTTGCAACCCGTTTGCTGTTGGCTAATGAATTTGTGCCGGACTCGAAGTAGGTCAGTTTTGCACCATCTACAGGGAAGTATGGGCTCGTAATGGTGCTCCATCCGACTTCATAGCCGGACAGCAGAAAAATCTTGCAAGACAGCCCATTTGCTCCGGTGCTGTCTGTTCCTCCTATTCCGCCTTCCTGCCGATACGGGATTTTAACCTGCTTGAGGGCCGACTTAATGTTAGAATCGTACTTCAAAAGCATTGTGCCGTTTAGCCAGCTCTGGATATCGGATTGCTCCAGGTTGTTGACTTCTCCGGAATCCCATATCCGATTTTCAGAAATGTCTTTCCTCAATAGCCATGTCCCTTCGCAGGACGCATCATAAAGAGGGCTGTCCTCCGGTATCCCCTGGTTAACCACCAGATAGTCCACCGGGGTTCCTTTCTCGTTGAGCCGCACAATCTTTCCGACCTCAAGGTCGCCCGCAGAAATACCGCTTGAAGCAGGAACAAAAAAGCGCGATACATATACCATCAGGACACCTCTGATTTTAGGAATTTAAAGTCGTAAGGGAGGATTAAGGCGGGGCGGATACCGTAGGAATTATAGGAATAGCCATTACCATAACTTCCATCAACGGAGATGTACCAATTACCAACATTATTCGCATTTGATGGAGAACGTGTCCAGTAAAGCCCATTCGTCATGTTGAATTTCGCAATTCTTTTGCTCCTAGCATCAGCGCCATCACCATCAATAAAGTAAGATAGTTTTGCTCCATCTATTGGGAGGTATGAGGACAGGCTGTTATTTAATCCAATTTCATATCCGCTTATTGGAAATACTCGGCATTGCAGACCGTTTTCTCCGCTGTTAACTGTAGCAGAACCATTCCAAACACAATACGGCACTTTCACAGTTTTAATGGCTGCTTGAACTGGCAAATCGTAGTCCTTCATATATCCAGACATAGTGCTCAAAATGCTGGAACCAGGAAGCGCATTTCCTCCACCAGAGTTAAACGGTCCCATCTCACGGATGTCCTTCCGTAGCAACCATGTCCCCTCACACGATGCATCATATAGATTGGACGGTATGCCCTGATGTACTACCAGATAGTCAATCGGGACCCCGCTTTCATTTAGATGTACTACCTGTCCTATCTCCAAATCACCAGCAGAGATCCCCATATCCCCAGTTGGGCCGCCCCTATGCAAGAACACCATCATCCCACCCCCACATTGACCGGGATGTTGACGGCCGGGGCCTCTGCCGCGTAAAAGGTCAGTGTCCCAGCTCCCTGCACGGCGTTCTGCGCTGATGGCCCCATCCAGGCGTTCAGCGCCTCTGCGTCCGCGTCCAAATCTGTACCACTCAGCGCTACGTCTACACTCACTACCGCTGTGTCTGCCGCCACAATGGAGCAGGAAACCGTCTGGCTGTACCTTCCGTTCCCACCTTGCGTCCACCCGCTGGACAGCAGAGTAATTGTGGTGCTCTTGGCCGGATCTCCTTTGCTGTTCCAAGCGCTTTTTTCTGTATCGCTTACTGTTCTGTGGCTTTCGTCTGTTGGTAGGTCTGCCAGCTTTGTACTGTTGGGTAAAGCCCCAACCATATTAGCCGTGTAATCCCCCTCCTGGGGGACAACTGCACCAGATCGTCCGTTGAAGGTGATCACACCGCTGCTACCTCTGCCCGCCAGCTCGTCGATCGCCCCCTGCACGTTTGTAGCCTCCAGGCCGCTACCCGTGTTGCTGTAGCCCACCTGTTCGGCGGAGAGGTCGCCGCCCTCTCCGTCTTCGGTTACTTCGATGGTGTACGGCCCTTCGCCCAGGCTCTCCCCCATCTGCATCGTGCCGCCGCCGGGGATTGAGAGCCAGGGCGCAGCCGTGGCGATAGCGGCTAACTGGGCGGCGTACTGCTCCAGTGTGGTGCCCTCCGGGGGTTCTATGCCCATAGCCTGTAGTGACGCTGCGATACTTGCCTTAGCAGCGGACAGTCGGTCAATTTCTCCCTGGATACTCATGTCACACCTCCCGTCAAATGGCCGCCAGGGCCTCCTCAATGTCGCCCGTCAGGCTCACCGAGCCTCCGGTGGTGTAACCAGCAGGGACGGCAAAGGAGGTTGTGGTCAAGCCGTCAATCTCCCCGGATACTGCCCCATTGTTTGCCATTGAGCCAGTGACCTTCGCGCCTTTTGCGTAAGCGGTCTTGCCATTAAGGATATCCCCGGCAACCGCTGTGCCGTCAGAGGTGTCCACATAAGCCTCCGGGATGGCCGCTACCTCAACGGACGTGAGCACCTTCCCGTCCGTAGGCTCTACCGTTTGGACAGACTTGTTGGGCGTAACACTCTTCGTCTCCGGGGTGATCTGCACCTTTCCCGTCCCGCTGTGATACCCCTTCGGGATGGTGTAAGACAGTTTTTCCGGGGTCAGTGTTTCAGTTGCCGCCCCGTTGTTTGGCATGGTACCTGTGGTGGTCTTGCCTGCCTTGTCCACAAACACCTTGCCAGTCAATACGTCAGCGGCGGTAGCCGTAACGGCGGATACGTCCTGGTAGTTCCCGGGGATGGCGGCTACTGTCACATCGGACAGGCCATAATAGCCGGGGTCGGGCGTCACATTCTGCTGGGACTTGGTTGGCGTGACAGTCTTGCTCTGGAGGTTATAGTTTCCGCCGCCGGACACCCCAGAAACCGTTCCGCTTCCGTTGTGGTAGCCTTTGGGGATGGTATATGTATCGCCCTCTTGGACGGTGGCAGATACCGCGCCTCTGTTCTCGATTGCCTCAATCTCTGCGGCCAGCTTGGTCAGATCGTCCGTGCCTGTGCCAATACCCAGTTCAACGGCCTTTGACCTGATAGCGTTCCGCGCTGTTTGGATTCTGCTGATTTCAGTTGCTACACTCATGCTTTCCCACCTTTCAAATTGTCCCTAACAGGATTTCGATATTGCCTACCGTCTCCTGGACCGCTGCTGCGGTAATGGGGAGCGTATTATCACCTTCGTCAAAGCCGTTTACTGTGTCCACAGATAACGTCCTTGTGTCTCTGTCCAGCTTTAGCCCGTGCCCGATGTTGTAGGATGTACCTCCTCCACCCTCCGGTAAAGGGATATCCGACGCCTCATACTGGCCACTGTCTGGGTTCCAAATCTCCCAAAATCCATCCAGGCCGGGCCTCGGGGGATGCTGGTTCAGCTCTGTGATACGCTCCTCCATCTGCTCAAATTCGGAGGGCAGGGGAGGCGGGAAAGCATCTACAGCGTTAATGGAGTCATGGACCGTTGCGTAGAATATATTACTGTGCCGCACCTGCTCCCCGAGTGTACCCCTGACCTGCATTAAATACTGGCCGTCATCAGCCAGCATGGAGGCCGTCAGCAAGGCGGAGTATACTTGCCCGACGCGCTGGAGCTGGATAATATTCTTCTGACCATCCTTCTCCACATCCACCTTTAAGTCCCACTCGTCTGGGAGGTCGGTGGAGATTTCGAAGGCTACAGCCCCATTGTCGCCCTCAAACCCGAGGCAAAATTTAGGCGGGGTGCAGATGTACCAATTTGTCATGCTGAGCATTATGTCCCGCCCCCATCCATAGCGGCCACCTTGTCCAGAAGGGCATCGATCTCCTCACCGCTGTATTTGCTGGTGTAGTATTCGGTTGGTTCTTCTGCCGCTTCTCTGGATGATAATTCCCGCTCAAGTGCCGCTACACGCTCCTCCAGAGTCAGTTCCATTTTCTCACCTCACACAATTAGCCGACGGCCAAGCTTGTCCAGAACAACGCGGCCATTTTTATCTTTCACTGGGCCGGAGACTATCTTTTGGGGAACGCCATAATACAAAATAATGCATCCATCCATTGAGCTTCCCCCGTTTCCTCCTGCTCCACCAGTTACAACTGAAGCCTTTTTTACAAAAATGTCGGCATCGCACCGAACAGTAAGATCTTCTGTTTTACTGTCTCCGCCTGCACGATTAGACCATTTTCGTTTATTGGTTACTGAAAGTCTTACCGATCCACATACTCCAGCGCCGCCACCACCGCTTCCACCGCTTCCGCCTGAACCATACGATGATGCATTCTCTCCATCTTTACCTTTTCCACCGCTTCCACCTCCATGTTGATATGCCTCCCCCTCTGCGTCTGCTCCATTAGATGAGCCTGCGCCAGAGCTTGGCCCTTTAAAATTTACATTGGCTTTGGTGGCTATTATTGCAGGGCCACCATTTTCTCCGTTTCCTCCTGCGCCACCGCCTCCCGCACCACCACAATCTGCCTCACAATTTGCCTCTGCATTAAACCAAAGAGTATTAATATTGCTTCCTGAGAATGTTTTTCTGTCAGAGTATTCTCTCTGGCTTATTCCTTCTCCGCCTTTTGCAGATCCAGCATCCTTGCCAGGCTCACCAGGGCCTCCACCATCTCCTCCATCCATTCCATCTTTTCCTGCTAAAGCATATGTTTCTCCTGTAACTGTATCAACATATCCAAGGTTATTTCGATTCCCACTGACAGACGAAAGCAATCCAAATGTTGTGACACTTTCCCCTCCATAGCCAGTTGCTTTGCCACAAGAATACGCTATTTTTTGACCGCCCACGACATCGAGCGATGACTGGAAAATTCTACCTCCAAGGCCACCAAGACCTTTCTTTCCACCTTTCCCTTCCGATTGGCTTCCAAGCGATACTGATGCTGTAGTCGAAACAAATGTATTTTCAGGTACAGAACTAGTGTTACTAGAGTAATCGCTAGCAGCTCTGGCAATATTACCAGATTCTCCATTCCCTCCGGGTTGGCCGCTTTGCCCACCATCAATCAAAACTGCTCTTACATATGTTGTCCCTTCAGGAACAGTCCACTCGCCTGCGCCTGTAAGAACTACACGGTTTTCGAGTAATTCAGTTTCCTCTATTTTTAATGGTACATATCCAACAAGCATCTCCGAACTTGATTTTAATGTGTTTGAGATGGTAATGTCTTCTTTTTCAATGCAAGCCGTAACTGGCTCTTTGTTATATGGGTCCCACGTTAACACACGGTTCCCCGTTGACTCCCCATTATAAACAACTGGTGCGTGGATAGATTGGGCATGCTTATAGTAATTTTTCATTCGATCCGCAACAGCCGCAGAGTTTGTGAGCGATACCAACGTAGCATTTTCGACCTTCTTTACATTTGGCTCTTTGGCTGAAACAATATCACGTATGATTTGGCTCTTGTTGTGCGTATACTTTGTTCCAGTAAGCTTCCCAGACCCAGATGTTAGTTTCGCGTAATTGGCCCCACTCTCTAAAATAGTAAAGCCAGATGCAGACAGGTCAAACACAGGGTCATCAAATGTAACAATTTTCCCTTCTTCTACAGACCCTTCAAAAAGTGTAGATGACTCACCAGATTTTATATATTGATGTTCCGTAACAATTACTTGGGTTACTTTGGCCGCGTTAGTGACGCTCGGGCCCTGATACATTCGGTCTAAACCAAGGTTCCCGCTAATTCCATCCCAAAGGGCCGCAATCCGAAGAACTCCATTTAGATCAGTTCGAATAGTTGCGCCAATTGCAAATAGAACCTGTGACAAGTTATCCCTTGCCGTAGCGATAGGTAACCAACCATACAATTTTATGTCTGCTAAATTTGTTTTTATCTCGTATGGTATTGTGCCGCATATGGAAGCAAGAAGTTCGGATGCAGTCTCGCCAGAGTAGATTCCTCCATAATGCTGATTTTCAGATAAAAGCCCAATTGCGCTTGTTGCAGATATCTTATATGTATTGGGCCCGTTCCGGTCAATGGATTTCACATAAAACACACCGGTCTGAACGTCATCATAAAAGTAGACAATCGGAGCGTTTCGTTCAAACTCTGTAATTGTTCTGTCCTCAGTTTCAATTACGACAGATAAGGTATTGGCTTCCAGAGAGGAAGATAGAAGAGATGTTGCAATATGAAGATTTCCGCTTTTAATTTTGTTGCCCTCAAAAACTCTGTCGCCATACACAATTTTGTTTTTGTTTGCCATCGCCTATCCTCACCTTTTACGGCTTGACCTGTGCGTCTATCGGGACAAAGCTTACCTCTATTTCTCCCCAATAATTTACGCTACCTTCTACCTTCTCCATGTCTTGAGATGCGCTAGTATAATACGCCTCGTAGGAGATGGTTGTCTGTCCGTCCGCAGCCTCCAACATAACGCTATCATCGACTGAGTGTTGGTACAGATAGTCCCAAAAGGTATCCAGACCTTCGTAATTGTCTCCTCTGCGAAACACTGTAATCTTATGTCCAAGATAGGTTCCAATAACATCACGTATCATTCGACCGGAAAGCACTCGGCCTGCATTATCTCCATCTAGTACATTGAAACTTCGATTATAAGTCGAAATTGCAACATCTGCGTCAAACTCAATGCCGTTCAATTTGATATAGCTCATTTAACCCTCCACCAAATTTACGCCGATACGCTGAACTTCGCTCTGAGTTGCTTGATAAGATACGCGACCAAGCACCTGCTTGTCGATTTCCAAGATAACTGTATTGGAGCCGCCGCCACCATATCGCTGCATCCCACGAGCAACAGCGGCTTCAATCTCAGATGTTGGAGCCTCTATATTTGTCCCGCTCTTTTGATCTCCCAGTACGGCGAGGAACTCTTTATTAGGCGGTATGACCGCGCCTTTTGCAAGGGCAGGAACGTCATCAATTGAAAGCCTTGGTACTGACATTCGGCCTGAGCCGGATCTGGCTGAAAAGGAACCGCTACTTGTTTTTCCGCTACTGTTTAATGCTTTGAGCGCAACGCCACCGCCTAAAAGGGCTATTCCAGCCAGCAAGAAAAACGGATTAAGCGTCATTGCTCCGATTGCCACTAATGCAATACCAGCGAGCAGGAGCGCCGTAGATACCCACTGAGATACCTGATCAAGCTGCAACACTTCAACCCAACTTTTCATTTCAGTGCTATTGGATGCAGCTAATGCCGTACCAGCAATAAACAACCCAATTCCAGCAACTAGCAAGGCAATGCCGATCCCCTGCATACCTGGAACCAGAATCAAAACGAGGCCAATTATTGCAATGTACGGCGATATTTCTACCATTGCCGCGGACAGTGCAGAAACGATAGTATCAATTAGCGATTCGCCGCCATCCATTTCCATCTTGCTAAATGCAAAGATCGCAATACCAAGAACAATTAAACCGATTCCTAGGGCAATTTGACCTGCAACCAAGAGCACTATGCCAATTATGGCAATCCATGGGCCAATAACTTCTGCGGCCTCTTGCAATCTCGTTAGGATATTTTGTATAAAATCGCCCTCATCGCCTGCGGCTTTACCCACGGCCCAAAGGGCTGCTCCAGCGATAATAAACGCCACACCAAGTAAGATGTGTCCAGTGATGACAAGAAAAACACCTAAAACGGCAATCAGGGGACCAATGACTGCGGCCGCCTCCGAAAGTCTTGTTAAAATATTTTGGATAAAGTCTCCTTCGTCGCCTGCGGCTTTACCCACGGCCCAAAGGGCTGCTCCAGCGATAATAAACGCCACACCAAGTAAGATGTGTCCAGTGATGACAAGAAAAACACCTAAAACGGCAATCAGGGGACCAATGACTGCGGCCGCCTCCGAAAGTCTTGTTAAAATATTTTGGATAAAGTCTCCTTCGTCGCCAGATGCCGCCCCCGTAGCCCAAATTGCTGCGCCCATAATGATTAACGAAATGCCAATAAGAATATGTCCCGTAACAACCAAAAGAACGCCAATCACGGCAACCAGAGGCCCGATAATAGAAAGGGCCTCACCAAGCCCTCCTTGTAATAACGCCTTTATAGCTTCTGGATTCGATGTAACAGCATCCACAATAGCAAGCGCACCAGCTACCATCAAGGCGAGTCCGACCGGGATACTTGCTCCTGTAAATACAAGAATTGCACCAATTGCAAGGAGTGCAGCACCAGTAAGTAGCTCAAGGATGGCCGAAAGGGCATCCTGAATACTGGTTTTTACAATAGAGAAATCTGGCTCGATTGATTGGTCCTGTTGTGCCTGATTTTCGCTTTTATTGCTGCTCCCTGAAAGCTGGTTGATTTCATCAAAAGAGGCGAGCGACTTCCCAGCTTCCTCCGCAGCCTCACCCGTTTTTTCAAGTGCTTCTGTTTCCTCATACAGATTTTCAGCGGAGTCCGCAGCTTTCTCTGCTGTTGTACCAAAAAGCGCAGCAGTAATCCGGGCGGCCATTGAAATTATACGGGCCAACATATCGACAAAACTTGTAAATGCTGGTATAATGACCTCAATCATCGGCTGAGCGAGTGTCAGGAGAGCCCCTTTTAGACGTGCAATAGATGCTCTAGCCTCGTCATTTGTTTTGATGACTTTCCCCATCCATTCACGGAACTTCGCAAGACCTTGTGTAATGACCGTGAATACAAGCGCACTTCTGATAACTTCACGCATGCGAGAGGAAAATTTGCTTGCGCTCTTTTGCGCTCTATCTACTGATTTTGCCATTTTGGCGGCGGCAGGGCCGGACTTTGCCATGTTCTGCTGGAGCCCTCCTGCTTCCTCTTTTGCCAGGTTCAACTTTCCTTCTAAGCCAGAAATTTTGGAATCATAATCTGAAAGCGCTTTTTCAGCCTGCCTCCACTCTTTCTCAATTGCGTCAACCTTTTCTTGTTGCTTTTTCAATTTGGAATCGACCATAGGCCTGTCAGAATAGGCACGCATATAGTCATCAGCGGACGAACCAGGTTTCATGGCGGCATTGATAGCATTCTGTTCGTCCTGGAGCATGGATAACTGCTTCCTGGCCTCCTCCAACTCCGCATTTACAACGTTGAGGTTTTCTACTAAAGGAAACCTCCCCTGCTTTTTGGACGTAAGTTGATCTTCAAGCGATTGGATTTTCTTAGCAAGCTGATTCAGCTCTTTTTGTGCTTTCTTATTGTCAATATTGGTTTCAATGACGATGGAGCCGTCAGCGGCCACATTAAACACCACCTTGATAGGAGAGATTTACATTGGAAGGGTACAAAGAAATCATTATTACAAGAGAAAAATCGCCGTGGGGATGCGCTGTTGACTTCACGGTGCTTTTGGATGACAAAGTGGTTGGGATTTTAAGAAACGGCACAACCGTTTCTGCATACGCTCAAGATGGACCCCATACGCTTTCGTTCCAAAAGGGGCGTAAAATCGACTGTTCAATTTCAATCCTCGTATCGCCGGATGACACTTCAAAAATTGTAAACACAGCAATATCTGGATCACACCTCGTAGTTGAGAGCGAATACGCAACAAATACGCCGCAGGCAGCCGTATTTGATACAGAAAACAACCAAACAAATCGGAATAGACGGGTTAAAAACAATGTTCTATTCGCCGTTGTAATTATTGCCGCTGTTCTTTCGGCTGTTGCCATTACCTTTGGCAGCCGTACTGCTAAACCATCAAATTCTGGTTCTAATGGGCCAGCGCAAAACGAACTTGTCAACCAGCAGACACAGCAGCCAGAACCATCCGAGAAAATAGATGAAAACAGTGTCGGCATTGATGCAACGCTAAATGCAGACCGATTTGACCTGTCGATTGTGGATATAAAATGGACAACCGCTCTTGAAACATCGCTCGGCACAATAGAGCCGGAAGATTCAGGAAAGGGGCTATTGTGTGTAATCTTTTCTGCAAAGAACACAACGGAAAATGTTCAAAATGTAGCAAACATTGGCTTTAATGCTTACGCCGATGGGCGAAAGGTGTTGCCGAAGGTCGTTGTTGGCACCGTAGATGATGCGGTGGTATTTGTTGGTGCTGTTTCTCCTGGTATGGAAATTGTCGGGCATGTTGTATGGGAACTTCCAGACGATTGGGAGGAATTTCAAACATCTTATATCGATCTTGGAAGTGCCAGAGACAGCAAACAGCACTTTACAATTCACAGGGAAGATATTAATTAGTTATAAGAGCCCCCGCTACCTCATATCGAGATAGCGGGGGCTTTTTTATGCCGTCAGTTCTTTTGTTCCATCCATCCCAGGCAAGCACATCTGCCCAGTGATTTGACGGTTAAAGGAAACCGGGACCGGGATGTTCCAGGTTGCGAATACGTCTCTTGTCATAGCGCCCACCTCCTGGGGCGTACTGCCCATGTCCAGCATCACTCGACGGGTAATTCGGATCAGGTTTGCAATGGCGTTGGGAGATACCTCCGGGGCAATGCGGGCGGGTGATTTTAACTGCTCGTTCATCTTCTCAAAGGCCGTGACGTAGGCCGCTGTAAACAGTACGCCTTTTTTGCCTTGCATTTTGTTTGCAATCATGTCACAGCCCTTTTTGGTGATTAAATAGCTGGGCCGTTCTTGGTTGTTTCCATCCATGTAGCTGCTTTCAATGAAGAAAGAGCCGTGGGCGAAGTTCCCCTCGGCTAAATACTGCTGGTAGGTCCGAATACTTTTCAAAAGCTCGTTATGATTTCTTCCAACCATTTCAGCCACGTCCCGACTATCAACTACATCTATGTCGTGGAAATTAAAAACTTTAAGTTCGTTCATGCGGTCGTCTCCTTCCAACTGAATCCAGAATCTATGCAGCTCCCAAGCAAACGGTCACGCACTTCAATGGTGTTTTTCCAAAGGAGCGCCATAGCCTCCCTCACTGGATTCGCTTCCTCGCTGGACTCGTACATACTGGCAAGCAGGATTTCCATTGTACTGCAAATCTGGTTTAGGTCGTTTGCTGATTCTTCCACCGAATCACGCAACTGAATCATTCCTGGCCTCATTCCGCATCACCGCCTTTCACCGCGATAACCACCTGTTCGGCCCTTACACCCAGATAGGCGGCGGCAATACGCTTGACCCAATGCTCGTTGTTAGTCAACTGGTTAAGCAATTCTTGAAGAGTGTTTTTCTCGTTCATATGGAAAACCTCTTTTCATATTGATTAGAGGCTCCCACTGTGATAGAATGGATTTATCCAGTGGGAGACCTCTGGTGATGTAGAGTGTTGGTGTTGCTTGCTAGGCCCGCCAGCACTCTATTTTTCTACCTCAGACCTAACCTTTTGGATACCAAGCCGGATAATATCACTTCTTGTTTTGTCCAACTTCTCACAGCAAAAATCTAAGTCTTCAATCGTTTGTTTGTCGGCTCTGATTTTTAACTGTATATCTTTCGGGTTTTCGGCCTTTGGTCTGCCTGTACGGGGCGACATTTTATCACCTTCTTTCTGTGTACACATTTATTATATAGCGTGTACACAGAAAGTCAAGAGGTTTTCCAAAAATATTTCCGCTATCTCAATATGAAGTTTTCAAGGTGCAGTTAACCGGAGGTTATCCCCCTGTCCAAATCTTTACAAGGTCATTCTCCGCCTCGCTGTAAGTCTGCTTGATGTCGATGATGTCACGGTTCTTGCGGTAGAACTCCCTGTCAGACTTGTCCAGCGGCTTGCCCTTTGCCTTCTTGTCGCGGATGCGGACGATCTGGGCAAAGAGGCAGTCCCCTATTTCTGCGTAGGCCGCGAGGATAGTCCACCAGTGGATGCCGCCCGTGTTGGTTTCGATGTCGTAGTCCACAGCGCGGGCTTCATAGCCCAGCACACGGTTGATAGGGGCAATGATGCGGGGGAAGTCCATAGGCCAGTCCACAAGGTGGGGGCCTTTCTGCTTCCGTGGCTCCTCGCCGCCGTTGATGAATCGAAAAACCTCTTTTATGGCCGCGTCATAGTCGGTCAGCTCGTCAAAATCCACATAGAAGATTTGGAGCACGTCAAGGGCCCGGTCTTCCTCGCTGGAATCGGGGTCGTTCATGGCCTCGAAAATGTCTAGGATAACCCGATAATCATAGCGGATAGCAAACTCCTGCCCGTCTATCTCCACGCTTTTTGGAAGTCCATAGCTCATGGCGTGCTCCTTTGATTACTTCTTCTGATACTTCTGGTATTTCGCTGTGTACTTGCTGATGCGCGGGTTAGTAAGCTTCTGCTCTCTGGTGAAAGTGGTATCAATCTCATCCATGACCGCCATCATCAAGTTGCACCAGACAGGGAGGCCGTTGGCAATGGCATAGACATTCATGCCGCCGAAGACAGACTCGCTCACAGGGGCATCGAACACGCCGTCAATAATGCCGCGCATTTCAGCGTCCCGCTCTTTGGCAAACTCGAAGATTTCCTTCTTGTCCACCATCTTCTCGATCTGGGCCTTATAGCTCTCCTGCTTCTTGTCCAGATCCTCAAAAGCGGAGTACAGCCGCTCAACGAAGTTGCTGTCAGTGGGGTTGAACGATACCTCGCACTTGCCATTCAAAGAATATGTAACAAGGCCGGAGTCAAAATTCAGTTCCTTCATAAGTTAAACCTCCACGGTTCCCGGTGTGAATTTCACAGTTCCATCACTAATCGATGCTGTACCAACAGTTCTAGTGCCGCCATATGTAACATCAATTGGCATCCCAATTGTGCCACCGCCTTCACCACCGAGCCCGGACGGCAAAATAGAGCATGAGGAGTATCTTTCAGCAAATACCGCTGTTCCGGCCGTCCCCGCATACAGATGGACAATAAGCATATCTTGATTCATCAAAGCGTTCACGTTCTGATCTTTGATAGCAAGGTTCCATATTTTTTCCTGTGCTGCGTCATCTGCATCCAACTCACATGGGTCAAAGGTTTGTGTAATGGTTGGTTTCTTCCCGTTGGTATAGGTATTTCCAAAAATATCAACTTTGGTTTCTGTTTGCCAGTCGTATTCGGCTGAACTGTCCTCTACACGCTTACCGATTGGAGACCAAGTAGGCGTAGAGCTCTCTCCAGTGTTTAGGTAAGCAATTAACATTTCACGGCCTACGGTCTGGCCCGGCGTAGTATTAAAAGTCAAATCAGACTCAGGCATTGTTTTTCTCCTTTCAAACGCCAACTTCATATGTCAGTTTCATCAAAATCTGGTAGTCTTCATAACCGTCCTCATAAGCGGCAAATTTAGAGGATTGTGTGGTGGGCTCAACTCGGAGCGCCCGAATCTCGTCTCCCAAATCAGGAAGATTTTTTCTTGCCCAGTCACCGAAGTGGTTCAGTAGCTCGTCAGCCTCCAGGCGCTTGTCGTTGCTGCGCCCAGGCTTAATACGATAAATTAGTTTGAATTGGTACTCCGCCTGATAGCCGCCCAGGATGAACCGCTTTGTGATATAGGTCCCCTGGATGGTAGACAATGCCATACCGGTCTCGTCTCCCTGGTCAGCGGACAGAAACTCATATTTAATGATGTCCACCGGCTTTTCCGGGAAGGTATTGGCCCACACCAGCATGGAGCGGGAGATTTTATCCACTTCTTCTGTCGCCGCCAGCATGCGGGGTTTCTCTTTTTTCTCAGAGTTCACGTTTCACCGCCTTATCCGCCGTCCGAATCCAGTTATCCAAATTCTCGGCCTTGCTGGCTTCGAACCAATGGGATTGTGCCTGCGCATGTGATGCTGTATTAAATACAAGGTTTTTGTCAGTCAAGACCTTTGTTGTGCCCTTTGATGCATAACTGCTACCTGTAGCCGGGTCTACCATTAGTTTTCCAAAATATAAGTAGCGTGCATATGGGCCTGGGTAAATCACTTCTGAACCATCTACCCGCGTCCGTTTGTCCAATGATCCGGTAAGCATCGGAACATATGGTGATGTGTCCTTCCGCACCTGGAGTGCCACAGTATGCTCCGCTTTGGTGCACTCCTCATCCAACTTGTCCCTGATTGCTTCCAGCCCTTCGGCGCGGAAACTGAATTTCAGCATTAAACCCCACCAACTTCCCAGTGAGCCATTTCACCGCCGAAGTCCTTTTCATCGACTTTAGTAATATCGTACACACCGTCGTAGTCGGCCTCTATGGTCTCTACCGTCCATTCCGGGTGTATAGCCTCACCCTTGATGAAAAAACTATCACGGGCCACAGAGAGCGTCCATAGGTCGCTTTTATCATCTGCTTTCCAGAACTCGACTGGCCCGACATACCTTCTTTGGATGCCTGTCACACCGTCCAACGCCTCAACCGAAAATGGAATGTACAGGTTGACTGCATCCGCGCTTTCCAGCCCGCTCTTGGTTACATTGGAACCCTTAGAGGCATCCAGGAGGACTCCCCGTAGGACAGTGATGTGGTTCACTGTGGTCTCCTCAAAGGTGGAATGGTCCGTCTCAACGTAGGTGTTATAGACCGTCACAACATGGGGGAACATGTCCATAGCCGCACCCCCTTCCACGGTATAGAAGGCCCGTACCGGCTAAATACTGCGCTGCAACAGATGCAAGATGTGTTTGTGCCGACTGAGCCACTGCCGTGGCCTGCTGGGCACTTTCACCGCCGCTTCGGTAAGCTTTGGACCAGCTACCCACACTCTGGCTTTGCAACTCTCCGGCCTCTCCAGCATTTGCGGAGTTTTTAAGAGCATTCAGGGCCGCTTGCTGGGCAAGGTCGATGCTCTGGTACTGTTCTGCCACGGCGCAACAGGCCATTTTCAGTGCATCCAACTCGCTGTTTGAGGCCGCCCGCCCCTGCGTGTAGTAATCCAAGAAATAACTTGCACGCAGGGACAGACGAGGGAAGTCAGCCTTTTGGATAGTCTTGCCTAGATACGCAGCAGTGTAATACTCATAATCTGCGTAAGCCATCAGGCCGCCTCCTTACTTCTTCGCACGGGCTTTCGTCTTAGCCTGCGGCTCAAACGTCGCCCCAGTGAAACTAAATTTCGCTACGCTGGAATCATCAACAAGCACCTCGAAGGTGTCATCCTTGGTCACCTGGAAGACAATGTCCGCGTCAAACAGGATGTTTTCCTTTGTGGGAGAGCCATTTTTCTTGAAGGTCATCTGTGTTCCGGTCTTTGTCAGGTGAAACGGGAAATAATACCCGCTCTGCTCGTCCGGGGCGCTGCTGAACTCGGTGTAGTTGGTCACATAATGAAATGTGCCCGTTACAGCGCCGTTCGCATAGACCTTCAGGTCATCACCCACAAGCTCGGAAACCTGTTTCCCCAATAGGGTCTGACCGCTGGGGAATAGCGTTAAAGTGTCAGACCCTATTAACCCCCCGCCGGTGCGTAAACAGCAAAAGGGAAGGCGTTCTCATTGCCGACGTTGAAGGCGTTGATGGGATTGGGAATCTCCCAGCCCAGCCGCATGACGGCGCGGAGGGCCACCATGTCGTTCTGCATCAGGTTATAAAGGATATTTCCAGTGGTGGGATCTTGTACCACGCCGCTGTCGAAAATCTTGAAGGTCATATCCTGCCGAATGGCGTAGACCAGTTGGCTCCAGTCGCCCACGATAGCTAGGGATTCCTCCGGGTCGTAAGCACCGTTCACGGGGAAGTACATGCTCATGCCGTCCAGCGCGTAGCGGGTATCCCCCTGCATATCGGTCTTGAAAATGGGCTGACCGTTCTTATCCACAAGGCCGCGCAGCTTGGCGCGCATCTGGATAGCCGCCATTACGCCGTTGGGGATATAGCCGCTCTCCTCCACTTTGGCAATCACGCCGCCCTCGCCCATGATGTCCTTGAAAATGTCGCTGGTAGCGGTCACAACAGCGCTTGCGGTAGTGGCAGAAGGGACAAGGCCATCACGCCAAGAAGTCGGCTTGTCCGTGCCGTACAGAATAGCGGCGTCGATGACCTTTCCGAATGCCTCCTGGAGTCTAGGCCGAACCTCGCCCCAGATATCGTAATCGCTATCATCCAACACCGCTTCTGGAATGGGGACGATAACCGCGATTTCCTCAGCGTAAATTTTTTTCTTGTCCCAAGCCATGTTTGTGGTCTTTTTCAGCGAAGCCTTGGAGTCGGACGCTCCGGTGGTTGGCTCACCATTGACGAAGTAGGCGGTGGGCAGTGCGTCCAGAACATTGAGGGTCTGTGTCTTACTGGTCATGTTGGGCAGCCGACGGGCCATCCGCAGCACAGCGGACTCCGTTACGGCCCCCTGGATAATTTCACGGGTTACGGGCTCAGGGATAAGCCCAGAAAGTTTGCTTCTATCGATAATGTCAACTGCCATTTATGTTCTCCTTTCATTTCAGTGCGCCCCGGATCAGGGCGTTCATTACATCGTTTTCTCCTGTTTTTGTCTTCCCTCCGCCCACTGGAGCAGTCCAGTCAAAAGAAGTCTTCTTGCGGTCGGCGGTAAGCGCGTCCACGGCCTGCTCAAAGGTGGTCTTGTCGTCCACCATCTTCCCTGCCTTGAAAGCGATGAACTCCGCCTCCTCGCCGGTCAAGCCCTTTTTCAGGACATACAACTCACGCTTCAACTGGTCTCTCTCCGCTTCTGCGGTTGTCAGCTTTCCGGAGAGAGTATCCCTCTCGCCAGTCAGCTTGTCCCAGCGTTCTTTCTCTCCGGCCTGCCCGTCCTTCCAGGTGCGGTAGGCGGTCAGCTCTTCTTCGCTGGGCATACCCTTCATGGCTTTCGCAAGCCGCTTGCCGATCATGGCATCCACTTCCTCCTGCGTGAAGGTCTTCGCAGGGGCGGGCTCCGGCGCAGGGGCCTGGGTAGGATTATTGATAGGTTCGCTCATAGTAGTTACCTCCGTTTATTGTCAGGGCCGTCGCCCTGCGGTTTTACGCCTCTCGGCAAAACAAAAAGAGCCATCAACCACCGAGGAATCCTCGGAAACTGATGGCTCTTGGCTCACAGGCTCTTGGCTCTATGCGATATTTACTTCCATGTCGTGCTTACATGCCTTGCATCGAAACGGCATGTGCTCTACTTTGGTATCCGGTCGAACCGGGAAAAGAGCTTTCCCGCAGTACGGGCAGAAATACCATGTTTTCCCGTTAATTTCTTTTATCACGCGCTGCCCTCCACAACATACCACTTGCACTTCTCGCAGACTTCATTTGCTTTATCTACGTCAAACGGCTCTATTGCAAGCTCCATGTCCATCTCGTCCTCCCGAACTTCTTGGACCTCATAGCACTCTCCATATAGGATTTCTCGCCCAAAAAGAGGGCAAACGCATTTATCATTGTGATTTTTCGCCATATCATTTCCCCTCCAAATAGTCCCGATACTTCTTTCTCAGCTTTTCCGGGACCGCTGTTACAATCTTCCCGTCAACGCTTAAAACTACATAACCGCTATCTGCCAAGAATTTCAATGTATTCCGGTCAGTCTGATACAAAACTAACCTGCTGTTATTTATGATACTCTGCGACGCTTCAATCGTCAATGCAGATCTATCCGGTTTCATCGTAAGGTTATTTGCAAAGTGGTCTGTCACGCCGCTAATCTGCGGCGGGTCAAGCTGCACCTGATATTGTCTGGAAGAGAATTTACCGACAATTTTTATGTTCCCTTGATATGATTCCAGCCCGGAAAATTGTTTTATGCTGGTTAGCTCTTCCGGATATTGAACCTGCATTCTTTCTCTTTGTAACGGTAGCCCCGCCGCCTCGCTGAACGCCTTGTATTCCTGATTCAGTCTCCGGATACGGGTAGTCACCGCCTGGTAGTTCTCCGTCAGTCCTGCGGCCTTGTATGCGGTCTGTTCTCGCTTCAGCTTGCGGATAGTTCGCTCGACCTTCCGCTGTTTCTGTGTGGCCTCATAAGCTGTGTAGTGCTTTCCCTCAAAATCCACGTCGTGCCCATCGTCTATGTGAGCAAGTTCTTCGTCGGTATATGTTCGCTCCATCACACCATCCACAAAGGCAGTCCTGATATGTCGGCAGTTTGCACCCTCCAAGCCGTCCACATAGCCAAGCCCGCACACCTCATAAATGCTCGGATACTTGTCTACGGTCCTTACGGAGTACACCCGGCCCTGCCATGCCTTGTGGTTTTGCCAGCCGACACCCTTATCTCGTGCCCCGATGTGGGCGGACACTTCAAAATAAGGAGTTTCCAAATACTCTGCACTCTGCTCCGTGTACTTGGCACAAAGCTGAGACACCCCCGTCATCACCGCCCGGCGGGCTGCCACGTCGATATGGTCACGGTGGCCGCTCTCGTAATCCACAACCTTGATACCGCTGTCCGCAAGCTGTTTGACGGAGCTTTTGATGGCCTGATTGTAAGAAATGGCCCCGCTTGTGATCTGCATCTCGGCATTGTCCAGCGCCCATTGGTAGGCTCTCGCCGGAGCCAGCATCGTTCGCCCGTTGTCAACCAGGAAGCCCATAGAGCGGGTCAGATTGCGGAAGGTCTGCCGCGTCTGCTCGTAGATAGCCCAGATATCCTCAATGCTCACCAGCGTCTCCGTGGCCGTCACACCTGCAAGGTCCATGACATCCCGGTAATACTGCTGATTGCGCTCCACAACGTCGTCCAGAAGCTTTTTCAAGCCCCGTTGGCTGATGTTTGCGGTGCGCTGGATGGCCTTTTCTATGTCCTTCAGGTCGATGCCGTGTGAGCGGAGTGCCCGGATGTCCTGCACCGTTACCTCGTTCAGTTCACCAGAAATTTTCAGGCGGGAACATATCTCTTCAAGAAGTGTCGCTTCCAGACTGCGGTACAGTTCGGCCAGCTCTTCTGGTAGGGCATCGAGAAGCTCTGGAGTGAATGGATACCTCATTCAATCTCTTCTTCCTCCTCGTCCGTCATATTCTCCATATTCGGCAGCATCTTCTTTGCCGTGGCCTCGTCCTCGTTGTACCACTTCATGCGGTACTCCCAGTCGTTCATAATGCCTGCCGCAAGGTCCTGCCGGTCATTATTTCGTTCCGTGGTCTTGTCCTCAATGATGGAATCATCAAAATCAATAGTCACTTTAGCTTCTTCGTCCAACCCGGCGTTCATGGCTGCATTACCGAGCCGAAGAATGATATGACACAGCTCTGTAATGGCCTGTTCCAAAATGATTTCATGCTTCTTGATGGTACGGAACATTGTGCTGTTTTCACTGATGACCTGGGTGGCTGTGGTAATGCTCCCCTGGTCGAAGCGGTAATGGTTTTCTCCAAAGCCACACTTGCTGGACAGTAGATTCAGTTGGTCTTGGATGCCCGTGTTGTGCTCCTGGGTACGGAGTGTCATGTCGATGGGCGTGATGACCGCACCGTCGCTTACATCCTCCGGGAGTACATAGTAAGCCAAGTCGTCCGGGTCAAAAAATGGCTCTCCGTCGAGGTCTTTGGTTGCAGACGGCTTGACCATGATGCGCTTTTTCCCAAGGACAAACTCATTTACATAGCTGTCATAGGCCACATCTACGCCCTTAAGGACATCGATGGCATTTGCATAGACAGAAATTCCAAGCGGGGAATTGTCAAAATTGTTGGCTATATTAGGCCGATCAATAACAAACTGCCTCTGATCTGATCCGGTATGTACCACGGGAGGGACTAACTCAAATCCCTTGACGTCGGATAAGTCCAGTTCTGCATCCACATTGTTATTGCGGTAATGATAGATGCGATTCTCAATGTCGTATAAGCCATCTACCTTGTGATGAATTTGGAGATAACAATAATCCTCCCCGTTGACGGTCACGATGCTGTCAAAGGCGCACTCCGTAATGATTCCGTTCTGCCATGCTAGCGGCCAGATATGCTCCACGGTCACATAATCCATCACAATGCCGTCAGCACTACCAGGTACGGGGCCTTCTTCCGTGGCCTTCATTCCCACTACACGGGGAATAAACGCCACCGTCCCGAGCGCGAATGCTTTCTCCTGCATTTCATTTGACTTGACCAGAAAGTTGTTTTCTTTGAGCACATGGTCAACAAATTCCTGTTCCCTCTGGCCCTCAATGGTAATCTCCACCTTCTCGTTCATCAGAAGGTTTGCCCAATCTTCCGGGATCTTCTTGCCCATGTTAAGCGTGAAGCGCTTGCATTTGACCATGCTCGTGCCGTTTCTGACCTTGTACCTGTGGAAGCCCTTCACGTCGCCCACATACCAAGATTTCCACTCCTGCACTTTGCGGTAAAACTCCTCTGGAACGGTGGAGTAACCGAGCTGTTTTAGTTTTTCGGTAATGTTCATTCGGGCACCTCATCCGAAAGCAGGCTGTTTAGAAACGCAATTGCTTCTTTCTTTTTGTCAATCCATCCAAACCGCGGAGATGTCCCATAATCCCCGAACATACAGACAAGGGTAAACCATAGGATAGCTTCAACAGTTTCGCTTTCATCCCCATATTTAAGACTTTTAGGGGGTAGAATCGTCCCTCCTTCAGAAAACATAGATATATGCTCTAGCAATGAATGAACGATTTCTTCATATCCATTATAAAAAACAAGATAGTTCATCGCTTGTTCAAGGTTCATGCAGTCATCCCCATTCTCCTAAATACACGCTCGAGAGCATATCTTGTGGCGTCAATAAGGTGGTTATTCTCGTCAGGATACCCGCTGATGATCTCCCCATCCTTATTTCGCTCATACTCATAATTCACAAACTCGTTATATGCGTTTGGTGTCCTCCGGCGGTCAATAACAATCTTCCTCCGCTGGAGCCACTTCATGCCATATTCCACGCTTCCAGGGCCTTTGATTGCTTCCTTGGCCGGAAGCCCCATTGCCCGGTAGTCCGCCGCTGACTTCGGCTCGGCGCTGTCGCAGGTAATGTAAGCATCCTTGTATCCTTTGGATAGGATCAACTTTGCGCTCGCCTCGTTGGTCAGCTTATTTTGGTATATCTCGTCCATTAGGTATATTGTCTCTCTAGCCCGGTCATAGTGGAGTCGGATAAAGGCAAATGGGTCCGGGAACCAGCCCCAGTCCGCACCTTGATAGATACGGTCAAAGGAAGCGAACTCTTCGTCCGTGATTTCCCTCAACTCCAGATTCTCAAATACATTCCCGCCGGTGCCGACAGCTTCGCCCAAGTATTCATGGCGATAGGCCCTCTCGTCCGTGGTCTTCAAGTGTTCAGCTTCTGCTAGGAACTGCGCCCCCAACCACCCCGGTGGGGCTTCCAAGTATGTACTCTTGTGGCACAGCCTGTCTGCTCTTTCCTCCAAGCTATCCTTATTGGCCCAGTTGTCCCGGCTTATGGGTGGATTGTAGCTCTCAAAGTTCCAGAACTTCGACCCGCCGCGCATGGTAGATTGTAAAATGGTTCGAATCTCCGCCCGACCGGAAAACTGATCTTTTTCTTCAAAGTGTGTTACAGCGATATATCCGAACGGAACCTTAATGGACTTTATTTTCATGGGGTCATCAGCGCCCCGGAACATGATTTTCTGCCCAGTCGGCTTATAAATCAGCTCCATAGGTTGAACCTTAGCGTCCCAGTACGCCGCCATACCCAATTCTCCGATTGCCCATAGATATTGTGCATACACGCTGCCCCGGATGGTGTTCTCCACTTTGCGAAGTACCAAGGCGTGGGTGTTTGAATTGGTCAGCAAGATAAGCGGCACCAGCAGGGAAACGCAGGAAGATTTAAGCGAGCCTCGGCCACCAGACAAATCATAGTGTGTGTGTCCGTGTTGGAATACGTCACGAGCCAGTAGGTGGAATGCAGGTCCAAGGACGGACGATAAACGAATCTCAGACATCTATGACCACCTTAACCTCCGTATCTCCATCGCCGTTCGCCTTTCCATCGAACGCTCCCACATGTTTCCCTAACAGTTCAAGTGCTTTTATCTTGCTGGAATACTTCAGATCGCTGTCATTCGCATCCGAGGCCGGTTTATCTGTGATTTCCTTCAGCTTGGCAAGCACATAGTCCTGTGTAATCTCTGTCCGTTCACTTCTGGCTCTCTTTGCTTCCTGAATTGCGGAAGAAACGTTATTTTTCGTAATTAGCTGCCGCCCAATTTCAGGGTTTTTATACCCTGCCCGAAGAGCAGCCTGTGCGGCATTCAAATCCACAAGGTACTCCTGCACAAATCTTTCTTGCTTTGGCGTTAATGCCACACTCACCACCTCTCGCCTAAGTAGAGTCTCCCAATCCCCCCACCGCCACCGACAGAGCGCGCCCTCTCTCTTTCTTTTCGGGGGAGATTAAGGGGGGATTATAGGGGGGTAAGAGATAGGGGGATCGGGGGGAAGGGAGAGGGGGGATAAAGGGGGCCATCAAGAGGGGGACCTTTTCTTTCTCTCTCCCTTGCTTTCGTTTTGCTTTTGAAATGCTTTTAAATGCTTTTAAATGCTTTTCGCCGCCTACTGTCGAGCTCTGGCTCGGATACGGCCATCCGTCACAGCCTGTTAAGCGATACACCCGTGTGGGTTGTTAACCTAGAAACATGTTGATAAAAAACTGCTGTCCTTTCCCCGTCACCTTCGGAGTCTTGTTTACTGTAACGTGCCCATCTGCATGTGTAATGCTGGTTTCCTTGATTTCAAACAGGCCCAATTCCATCGATCGCTGTGTGGGCATGTTGTAATCCGTGCCCTCTCTGCGGATCAGATATCCGTTGTTCCGCATCCAGTCAAAGAGTCGGTTCTGCCCAGTGTCCACCCCATTCTGCTTGAGGAGCTTTGCCAGCTCTCCAACCAGTATGGATGTATTGGAGGCAGCCACGGAATCCGCAAACAGCACCTTCGGCCGGTTGGCCTCTCTCTCCGCCTCCAAAACTTTTCGCTTCTCCCGCTCCTCCTTTAGAGCAGAAAACGCCTGGATTGCGAGGTCAGGATTTTCGATCAACTGGTCAACCGCATATAGGCCATGTCTGCGGATGCTTGGCAGCACCTCCGCCGTGACCCACCGGCGGAACTTCTTCGCCCCCGGTAGTTTACTGGACAGCACCAGAGAGTACAGGCCGCTCTCGTTGATGATATACATTTCTCGGCTCTGACCTGAGTCGGCGAAACGCCGGGTCAGCTTATCCTCCGGGTCAACATGCCTCTTTAGTGCGTCGGACGTGTCGCTGTACCCCAGCGCCTGAGCCACGTCTTTACCCACCAGCCAGGGCTCTCCGCCTACTTCAACCGTCCGGATCGCCCCAAATTCAGGGTTTTCAAAGAGCTTCATTTCGTTCATGTGAGAGGTCTCCTTTCGATTTGATTGGAGAGGCGGCGGGGGAATATCCCGCCATGCGTTTCCTCTCATTGGTGCCTCCCCCGTCTCCTGCAACTGCGGGGCAACATATAGCCGGTTTGGACGCATCCGCCCCGGCAAGCGTACTCCGGAGAGATACGCCGCAATTCTGGTAGCCAGCTGTGGAGTCGAACCACTATCCTGCGGGTCAAAGCCGCCCGCTCTGCCATTGAGCTATCTGGCCGTTTATGTACGCTTCCCGCTTAGATTGTCACGCCACAACAGGTAGTTTTCAGCGGGATAGCGCGTTTTTGACTCTCAAAGGCTGCCATTCCACCCGGAGTCAGCCAGTTATGGCTACTGGCAGGCCGCTGGTGATTTCACTGGCAAGATACGCGACCCCGATTCGCCAGTATAGTGTCTTTCCACCGTCATTCGCCGCCAGAGGGGTGCGACCCCTAAGCCCCGGATCGTGGGGTGGCTGTTCGACCGGCGGCATATTGCACACAGAGGGGGTGGCGGCAGATGCACCGACGCCACCCCATCCGTGTGAAGGAGGAAGGGGAATGGGAGCGCAGGGGCACACGCTCCCACACTCCCATTTTAAAGTAAGATTCTTTCTTTGCTGTCCAAAAAAGGACAATTTAAAAAATTTTACCTGAAATTTGTTCGTCCGGTTAAGTAGTCCAAACTTACCTCATAGTAGTCAGCCAACGCAATCAAGGCCGCCATATTAGGACGCGCCTCCCCACGCTCATACTTTCTTACCGCACCACTCGGTAGCCCGCATAGCTCCGAAACCGTCACCATGCTTTTGACTGGTCTTTTCTCTTCTCTTAACCTTCTCAGCCTCTCCGGGAACTCGTTCAAGGGCTATCACTCCTCATGCTGTCCGCCCTCCTCCGTCTTGAAGCAGACCACCCGCACCACATCATAGACCTGTATCTCTCTGCTCTTGAATGGGAACTGTTTGCAGTGCGGGCAGGTTATCGTTTCGAGCATTTCTTCCTCTGACAGATCATATCCTGTCCAATTCTGCGTAGTTTCGATGTAGGCGGCGTTGTGTTCACATTCAATGATGGGCTGTTCAATGTCGGTGTCGCTCCCATCATAGAGGAAAGTATCAACCAACAGATGCCCGATTTCCTTTCCGCATTTCTCGCACTTCATTGTCCGCCCTCCCCGTCGTGGATGGAGCCCTCCATATCCAAAAACTTCTGGCACATGGCCGCAGCCTGAATGGCCTCGCAGGCTGCGTTGATGGCGTTTTGTTTTAAGCATCTAATATCTTCATTGGCCGGAAGGTCACTTGTGATATTTCCCCAAGCACACTCCAAGAGTAGTTTCATCTTGCTTACCTCTTCTTCGGCCTCTTCTGCTTCTTCTTTTAGCACCGCCCACCCCTCATGCTGGCTGTGGAACTGCGGAAACCGCTCATTGGCGGCAGCCAGCTCAACGTCCACCAGTTGCCTGACGTTGGCTAATACAGCGTTCATTTCGCACCTCCGATGATTTCGTCCAGCTCGACGGGCTGGCCGGGGCGGAGGGAGGGGAACAGGTCAACCTCTGCGTGAGCCAAAAGGATTCCTTCTTTACCCCATACTTGCACAAACACATCACTATTTTTTAGGCGATACGCATTGGGATATATCATCTTGATAGCCTTCGCCCTCTCCACCTCTTGCTGCGTCCAGCGGGGCTTGCGGATAATGCGGTCGGGGTGGTTTATGGCATAGCAGAGTGTCTCTATACACGTGTTATAGATTTTCCCTTCTTCATCAATTCTGCAATAAGTGGATTTTCGAACCGGCGTTTCGATTGTAAAAACTTCATCCACATCAACCCCCAGAACCTCACAAATTCTAGGCTTGTCCATGTTGGCCTCCTCCGTATATGGCACCCAGCAGCTTCCGTCCTCTTTCCTGTACTGGCATCCCTCGTTCTCATCCCAGGAGCAGCAGGGGCCTCCGTGGGCGCAGTCGCAGCACATACCTTCTATGGCGTTGGTTTCCTTATGTTTTGCCGCCTCCGGCATATCATCCTCCACCACCTCGTACCCCATCAGGCGGGCGGCGTCGTGGGGATTTTCTTTTAGTCGTCCGCATGAGACATTTTTCCAAACCAGCTTACAGCCAGAGCTTCCTGCCCCACACGTGTCACAATGAGTTTCAAATACTTCCCCTGTCTCAGGGTTTCGAAACTTCATTGGCGGCCCTCCTATCCCGTTCCATACAAAACCGGATATATTCCTCGATAAATTTCATGTCATTTTCGGCGCCCTTTATTTTCCCCTTCCAGCCACAGGAGGGGCAGTAGAAGATATCTCCGCGTCCTCCATTTCCGCAGTTTCTGCCGCAGTTAGGGCACTCTGCATCAGCAAACATCAGATTAGCCATGGTCGGCCTCCTTTCGCTGGCCGTAGGAGCAGAAATCATCCGGGCCAAAGTTAATGCTAAACGACGCTCCGCCCTCATGGTCTGTTGCAACATCATCACTCTCACATTCCATGGTATAGTGATTGAACCACTTACAATCCCGGCACCTGACCACAGGCACGGCGTCGATGGTGGGCAGGCTATCAAACATCCGCTGCATGACAGCTCCAGTCACCCCATCACCACCAAAGCACTCTCTGGCTTTATCCGCATCAACTAGTTTCATGCTCGTCCTCCTTCTCCTTTTCCTGCTCCCTCCGCAGTGCGTCCTCGGCTTCCTTTGGGGTATCCCCAAATACACACCCGCTGTCCATATCCTGTAAAACATTGATGGCGCTTGCATAATGGGCTTTTGCCGGTTTGGGGAAGCGCGCACTGCACATATACACCCATCTCGGAGGCTTGAATGGCAGCACCACGCACCGCCCTTCATCGTCGGCCTGCTTGAGTTCGCGGAGGCGGTCAATGGGGCCGAGAGCACGATATTGCTCTAACTCTTGCTTGTCCAATCTTAGGCCGAAAACCTCACCCTTAAGTTGTTCAATTTCTCCTGGCTCCAAGCCAGTCTCCTCATAGGCTGCGAGGCGGTCAACGTGCGGACCGTAATCTTCTCTTCCTTCGGCATCGATAGCTACAAACCATTTTCCACCACCATGCCAATTGTCACACCAGTATGTCAGTCTATCCATGCTCACCCCTCCTCCGGCGGCCCATCAAAGGCCGTCCAGTATCTATTATACAGCTCCATTGCAAACGGCTTGATGTGCTTGCAGTACAGATATCCATCCCTGCACCCTTCTGCAATCTCCAGGCCGCCCCATTGGAGCTGGGCTATCCCTGTTCCCTCAATGTAGATTGCGGTCTCCTGGGTGATGGATTCCAGCTCTGCGCGGGTGTATTGGTGTCTCATGGCGATACCTCCGGCGGGCGGCTGGCAATTTCATTTGCCCTGTTGCAGATACTTTGCAAAGTGCTATTCTTGATTTTCCCGTGCGGTGACTCCCGCAGCTCCTCCATCGTCAGCGGCTCGTTCGGCTGGGCAGCTTCCGCCAGATTTTCCATTTCCGCAAATTTCTTTGAGTAGTCTGGTTTTTCCAGCGTATACCCAGCAGCAAAAATTTCCAGTAGTTGCTCCGCTGTAAAACCTGTTACGATCTGGAGCTTTGTGTACAGCTCGTCAAGCTCTCTCACTCGATTCACCCACTCGTTCGGCGGGGTGAGGGTGGGCGCAGTGCCTGTTCCGTTTCTTGCTCCGCAGCGGCGACAGAAAACAAAATTTTCGTTGAACGTTTGCTCCCCGAAGTCCTCTCGGAACTCATGATAATCGTGGCAATTCGGGCAGATATATTGAGTTGTACCCTTTTCTGTTTCTCTACATATCCATCCCATCCGTTTTCTCCTTCCCTATGTATGCTTGCTTTCCACAGTGAGCACACGCCAGCAGCACCCCCGCATCCGTCAGCCGTTTCGCCGCCTCGTGGTCGCCCAGCAGGGCGCGCGTCTTATCGTCCATCATCCGGCACCTCTTTGGCTGCTTTCCAGCGCTCTTTGCGGCTGCACGTCCCGCCAACCGCATCACAAATGCTCTTGGATGAGCATCGTTCACATGGTCCAGCCTTAAAAAATTCTTTCATGTACATCGCGGTGGTTGATATGCTGTATCCGGTGGCCTGGGATATCTTCTCCGGCCCATGCCCGTCCAGCGCCATGCGCTCCAGCAAATCACGGGACGGTCTGGGCTTTTTTGCTCTGGTATGCAGCAGGCACTGTCCACAGATTGCCGCCTCCTCTGCGTCCCGCTCCGTGATATTGCGCTCCACGATCGGCTCCATTGCGTCCAGGCTGCGCCAGGGTGCCACCGCTCCGCTGATGCCGTAGGGGTCTCTGGTGATCACAGCTCCGTCACCTCCACCCGGATACATCCCCCGTCCCAAAGCCTATGTATGACCTGCCTGTACCAGCGGTGATCGTCGTCGGGCAGCAGGTATCCCTTGAGCGCGTCCACCACGGCTTTTGCAATGGCGGCGTGGTTGTCAATGTCCAGCCCGTCGTCCCATGCAAAGGTGATGGAGACCGGCCCACGTACCATCCCGCGCCTCACACGGGCCTGTTTCAGCGCGGCCAGGGTCAGCGCGTGGAGTTCGTCGGCGTCCTTCTTCCGCTGCGCCCAGTGCTTGCCGGAGTAGTAGGCGTTCAAGCCAAAGCGGCGGCAAAAGGCCGACTTGCCTTTTTTCGTGGGCGGGTATGGTATGTTAAATCTGATTGTTCCCATGTCCAAGCGCCTCCAGTGCCCGGTCCAGGGCTTTTACGATCTCGCCGTGATCATGGGCCAGGTCAGACCAGGTCTCCATAATGGCGCGATGCTTGTCTCTCAGGGCGGACAAAACATCCGCCGCCTTTTCGTCTGTCACTGATATCACCTCGCCGGTATAATCCGCCCCACCGCCCGGTAAAACGCCGCGTCACACGTTCCGGTACTGGCGTGCCGGTTTTTCGCCAAAATAATTTGCATATAGTCAGGCTCCCACGGGTCAGGCCGCTCCTGGTTGTAATAGCTGTTGCAGTGTAAAAAGATTACGCCATCCGCATCCTGCTCCAGTGCCCCGGTATCCCGCAGGTCGGAGAGCTGGGGCCGCTTGTCCTGCCGCTGTGCGTTCTCCCGGTTGATCTGCGCCAGGCAGAGCAGCGGGACTTTGAGCTTCCGTGCCAACGCCTTGAGCTGCCCCGACACCTCGGTCATAGCCTCATAGCGGTTTTTAGCCCGCTCCTCTGTCCGGATCAGCCCGAAATAGTCCACAACCAGCAGCTTGAGCCCTTTAACCTTCCGGGCCATGTTGGCAATATCGTCCACGGTGGCGCGGGGCTTGCGGTTTGTGTAGACAGGTATCTGGGACACCTTCGAGCTCCACTCCGCCGCGCGGGCTCGCTCTTCGTCCCCAAGATTGCCCATCATAAGTGCATCGTAGGCAATCCCGGCTGCCCGTGCCAGCCGCTTGGCGGCCAACTGCTCCTCATCCATTTCGAGGGACACGAAGAGCACTGGCCCATTCTGTTGGGCTACCTGATCCGCCACGGCCAGCCCGAAGGTGGTCTTGCCCATACCGGGCCGGGCGGCCAGAATATAAAATCCGCTGTTCAGTAGGCCGCCGCCCAGCAATCGGTCTAAGCTCCGGTAGCCCGTAGGGACGTAGCCGCCGGCACCGGCATCCACCCGCTCCCGGTGCCGGTAATAGGCCAGCAAAGTATCCCCGGAGGTAGCCAGCTCCCTTGCGGTGTCCTGAGCCTCAATGGCCTCCAGCTCTCGCTGTGCGGCGGAAATCAGCTCCCTAGGGGTTTCCTCCAGGGTAGATGCACGCCGCTCCAGTTCCTGCCCGAGGGCAACCAGGCTGCGCCGCATGGACGCCCGTCGGGTCTCTTCCGCGTAAATCCCGGCGTTGGCCGCTGTGTTGGTGGCCTGCATCAGCTCCATCATGCAGGCGTCGCTGACTGCGCCCCTGGCCTCCGCCCGGATGCTCACAGGGTCTACTGGCTCCTCACGCCGGTAAAGCTCAACCGCCGCCCGGAAAATAGCCCGGTTCGCCTCCAGCACGAAATCTGCCTCTGTCAAATGCTCCAGCACCTCGGGCAGGCAGGCATCGTCCAGCAGGATAGAGCCGCATACCGCGCTCTCCGCCTCCAGTGCGTCAATCGTCATAGACTACAAACTCCTGTCCATCCTCGTCCCGCTCCAGGTGATAGGCCCGTGGGCGGTATGTCTCCGTAGTGGCTGGCTGCTCCGCCCTCCGGCGGGCCTCCCAGGTTCGCACGGCGGCTTTCCAGTCTACAATGGGCCGCCCTGCTCCGTATTTCCACCCCCGCGCTGCGTAGAAGTCCACAAAGGCCTCCGGGTCTATGCCGTTCCTCCGTTCCTGGCAATAGGCGCGGACTTCTTCCACCGTTGGGGGGACTTTCTTTTTACCCCCTTTAGGGGGTTTTTCTTTGGGGGATGGGGAAATAGATACAGGGGGCATGGGGGGAGAAGGAAGCGGGGAAGGGGGTATGCTATCGCTTGCTAGATTTTGCTTTAATTTGCTAGACTTTGCTATGCCGCCTTTCCGCCCGTTCTCCGCACGTTTCCGCCCTGTCTCTGTATCCTTGTCCATCTGCGCTTTCAAAATTAGATAGATTGACTTCTCAGCACCACGGGGTTCAACCGTACCTCCGCCCCTACTGTATTCCAGAAGGGACATAAGCAACCGGCCACACTCCGCTTCTCCGAGGGCCAAAATGGCGTCGGCGCAGATTATAGGGATTTTAATGTATTCCATAGGGCGGAGGCCCCCTTAAAACGGGATCTCGCCGTCCTCGTCGGCATCTTCAAAAGGGCCGGACGTCCTCGCCTTCCAGGTCACGGACTTCTGGATTTCCTCCTGCATCCAGGTTGGAAGCTTTTTCAGTGTCTCTTCGGCGTCCTCTGCATCCATGTCAAACTGAATCGTCTCGTTTTCAAGGGGCGGAACCTCCATTCCCTTCATAGGCTTGGAAATACCGGCGATCTTCGCATAAGTACCGCCATTCTTGCCCTCCTGGTTGACCACGGTAAGTAAACAGGGGGCGTTGATTACATTCGCCAGATTGAACCCGGCCAGCTCCTCCTGGGTAAAGGGCTTACCGCGCCAGGCGTCCAAATCGTGGCGCAGGGTGGACTTCTCATGGAGGGAGGCGGTGTAGGGCTTGCTGAGCCAGCGGGGTTTGTCCTCACCGTCCACCTGCACGCGCTCCGTGGGTAGCTCAAAAATAAGCCGTACCTTTTCTTGATCCTTGTTGTTAAAGTCGTTGTGCTGGATGCCCAGATCGACCACGCCCACGCAGCGGGCCGGATACGCTCCTGGTTCAATGGGAGCGCTGCCGCCGCCCTTGGTCTCCTTAACTGTCAAACTCATGTTGCTTGTCCTCCTTATCAAATGTAATCGGGCACTCATTCCCCATCCCGTCAAATGGATAGGGCAGGAACTCGCCGGTGAGGGCGCATTGGTGGCGCTTGAGGCCCTCCCGGTATTGGATGTAGGGGCACCACTGGCAAACCGTCAGCCCATTGGGGAAGTGGACGGCCACTGTGGCCGTGCCGGTGGTGTAGTAGCGCACGCAGGTCTCGCGGCTCATACGTACCGCTCCACTTCCAGCCCCATCTCCTGCGCCACCTGCTCCGGGCAGTCATTCAGGGCCTTATTGACCGCGGCCCGGAAGCAGTCCGGGCAGAGCCACCGCCCCTCCCACTGAAACCGGGCCTCGCCGTGGTAGACCTCCTGGCGGCACTTCTCGCAATAAGCAGATGCCGGAGTCGTCTGGCTGTCATACAATGGGATATGCATTACAGCTCCTCCTTCTCCAGTCCGTTTCCCTGGATTTCGATATAAGAACGGTACATAGATCCGCTTTGCTTCTCCTTTCCTATGGAAACTACATAGCCCAGCTTAAGAAGAAGCGTACCAAGGTCAAGCCAGTCCTGATTGGACATATTTCCATTGCGCTTTTGATACAATTTCATTTGACTTTCCTTTCTAATCGTTATAAAATGTAAATAAACAAATGTTTCCCTTGCCGCCCTCCGGTCTCGCACACCGGGGAGCGGCGCTTTTTGTTGTTCTCCACTCGTTTCCATGGTAAAATGTAGGCGGTAGGGAGGAGGTGAATAAAGTGACTAGAGTGGATTTATTAAAGTGGTGTTGCGATTTTTTGGACGATTACTCAAAAGCGAAAGCAGATGAATTGGCAAGTGCAATTATGAACGGAATAAAAGATTCTGACGATCCAAACACCGTTGCCATGAAAATGGCTGTTAATTCTTCTTTATACACAAGCCAAATTTCGGCCATGACTGTAATATCTTTGCTGATAGACATTGGCGTGATTGAGCCGTCTGAGCTAGATGTTCTTGAACCGCCTCAACCGTTAAAACCACTTTCTTAGTTTCACAATTATTAGAACTTGACATCATATTTCCCCTTTCTGCCTCGGCTGGTGTGTCGCCACTAGCCGGGACGTAGTTATTCTTTCGGGATGGTAATCGTCGCCCACACATCGTCGATGCTCTCCGCCCCCTCCAGTCCGGTGATCTGGATGGTGAGCGGGCCGGTGGGCGTGGGGGTCGGGGTGGTGGTTGCCGCCGGAGTTTCAATGGCTGGCTGCTCCGGCTCCTGGTTCCAGATGATTTCAACTAGTGCAACCAGCGCCAACAAAAAGAATAGGTATACAGTGGTCACGATCAGTTGTTTCTTCATAGGCTGACCGCCACCAGAACAGCCAGCACCAGCGCCGCTCCGGCAACCACCGCCAGTTGTACCCGCTGGGCCATCGCCTGCGCCTGCTGTACCCGGCGGCGGTAGGCCCGGTAGCTGTACGCCTTTGCGCGTCTCTCCCGTTCATTTCTTGGTTCGTTCATACTGCGCTCCCTCCTTCCATCCATCGGATGAATGCTCGGCGCGGAACCAGCGTCCGTGTCCCATGAACATGTACGGGAAATCCCAACAGTTCAGGTCGCTGCCTCGCTTGCAGGCTTATGTAGTACGGGTCACATCCGATTATCTTTCCAACAATGGCCGGAGTGAGCATTTCCCGATCCATGGATTTGATATCATCCAGCGTCATTGTCGCCATTCTCTTTCCCTCCCTTTCCGTGCAGCCGCTCATGCTCGTCCCAAGTCATCCCGTAATAGGCCCGGCATAGGTCGTCCATGACGCGGCGTGCATTTGCGAAGCGGTTCTCAATCTCCCGCTTAGTGCTGCTCTCGTTGAGCTGTCCATCTTTGGTCATAAAAAATCCTCCAATCTTGCCAGAGGCCGGAGGATGTGATATACTGTCTCCGATACCTCGTAGCTTCGGTACGTGGTGTCATGCCCTGGTCGGTGGTGGTGCACTGGCCGGGGCGCTTTTTGTTGTGCTCCATTAAATTTATGAAACAAGGAAATGCATTGCTATCCAAAAAATCGTTATTGCGGAAAGCACAGAAACCGTTGTCGCATTTATTTCCTCATCAAAGAGCCAGTAAATAAATATGTACCCAATTTCAAAACCAGCAAAAGCTAAAGCTATCCATTGGAACATCCACGGCCCCCACTTTCGTAATTGAGGTATTTGTTTCCAAAGATATCTATCGCATAGTTCTTAGCAATTTCATCTTGATTCTGCTGGCCTTGTAGTGTAAGTACGAGGTCAGCAATTTCTTTAGAATCAGCCTCAATGATGATCTTCACCCCACTTACCTCCTTCCCCGCCCCGTCAGGGGCGGGCTTCTTTTTCTCCATTGGTGTGCTCCTTGGCCTTCTCCGCCATAGCTGCTACGCCTTCTGCATACCCGATCAAATACTCTTTCTTTCCGTCGGGAAGAAGTTCACAAGCACGCGTCAGGCTTTCGGCAATATTGCGCTCTTTTTCGCTCATATTGTCACCCCTCTCATTCGTTTTCTGGATACATTCTACACCTATTTTTTCGTATTGTCAATACATTTTTTGAAATTATATTACTTTGTTTGTATTGACAATACAGAAAATGAATAGTATAATATCTAATGTAGCAAGGGGGTGATCATGTGAATGAACGAATTAAAGCTGTGCGTTTGGCACTGGGGATTTCGCAAGAAGAATTTGGTAAAAGGCTCGGAGTTACGCGGGGAGCAATTACGAATATAGAACTTAACAAGGTGGAGCCAAAGCCACTGTTTGTGGATCTTATTTGCCGAGAGTTCAACGTAAATGAGGACTGGTTAAAGAACGGGGCGGAACCAATGTTTTTGCAGAGGAGTCGGAACGAGGAGCTTTCCGCATTTTTCGGCGACCTGCTCAATGGTGAGCCAGACTTTAAGCACCGTCTAATTTCGGTTATGTCAAGATTATCCGTTGACCAATGGCAAATGTTGGCCGATATGGCGAATATGCTTGTAGAAGAAATGCAAAAAGAAAAGCCGTCCCCCGAATAAGGGGACGGCATGGTATCGGTGCTATTTAGAAATGTGCAGGACAAACTGGTAAACATTTTTTAATTTTTCCTCGTCCATTGCGGATATAAGCCTTTCGATCGACTCTAGCAATTTTTCTTTCGGCGTCATTCTGCACCATCCTCCCAGTTTTTGCCACTCCCAATCAGAACTATGTAATTTTTCTAATTTTGGCACATTTTGTAGCCTCTGTTTGCACTATACGCCCTGTTTACCTTATATTCTGTCAGGTTTTGTCGATGCTGGAAAATTTGTTTCTGTTGACTATTATTATAGAACATTAGTTCCATTTTTCAAGATGGGAATATCACCAAAAAAGAAGTGTAAATTTTCTGTGCGCGTTTGATCGCTTCCGATATAATGCACGGATTATCGGACTTTTGCATGAGCGTAAAAGAACCGCCAGAGTGCGGTAAAATAGAGAGGAGAATGGGATATGGAAAATGAAGCTATCAACGGGACTAACCCAGAAGTCGGCCAGACCACTCCACCCGAATCGCCCAAAAAGTTTTGTAAATATTGTGGCGAGCGCATCGACATTGACTGTGTTGTTTGCCCTAAGTGCGGAAAACAAATCGAGGCGCTCAGGCAAGACCCGTCTCAGGTAATTATCAATAACAATGGAAGCGATTACCCCTATAAGAGTAAAACCGTCGCTCTGCTCCTGTCTATTTTCGTTGGCGGTCTTGGGATACACCGCTTTTATGTCGGGAAACTCGGAACCGGAATTATCTGGTTGTTGACTGCTGGTTGTCTTGGAGTCGGCTGGATTATCGACATCATTATGATCGCCGTAGGCAGTTTCCGGGACAAGGCGGGCATGCCGTTGCAGTAAATAGAAAGGGTAGATATAGTATGCTGGACGAAAAAGATTTGCAGGCAATCCAATCCATTATCGCGGACGCTGAACAGCGCATCACCAAAAACACCGTAATGATGATGGAAACCAAATTTGAAAAGCGGTTTAATTTGCTCGCAGAGGGCCAGAGCGCCATCCTGGAGAAACTGGAGCGCCTGGACGACATGGAGGTCATGGACACCCGGATCACTGCCCTGGAGGCTATGGTGAAGAAGCTGAACCGCGAAATGGAGAAGCTGAAAAAAGCGCAATAAAAATACCGCCCCCGGTGCTACCAACACCAGGGACGGCTCACATAGAGGGCAGTAAGTTTTGACGGGCTCACTGCCCTTTTATTCTATCAAGAATAGGAGGTTTTTGCAAGTGAAATGCAGAAAGTGCAGGGCAGAAATACCCGACGGGAGCAAATTTTGCATGTATTGCGGTGCAGCGCAAAATGTCCGGCAAAATCCAAAAGGCCGCGGTAATGGTCAGGGTTCTGTATACCAATTGCCCAACAAGAAATGGATCGCGGTTAAAACAATAGGGTATGAACCGCTTCCAGACGGTACTACGAAGCGTATCACTCGCTCAAAATCTGGCTTCCGTACAAAACGAGAGGCAATAGAATATCTACCCCTAGTGGGGAAGGAAGATAAAGTGCGTCCCACAACCTTTTTGCAGCTCTACGAGGCATGGGAGCCTACACACCGCGCCGGAAAGTCTACCATGGACTGCTATCGGGCCGCAAACAAGTATTTCAAGCCCATTTGGCACCAACGCCTCTCCGACATTACCGTGGACGATTTGCAGGAATGCCTAGATAGCTGCGGAAAAGGAAAGCGAACACAAGAGAACATGAAAGCCCTGGCCGGGTTGGTCTACAAATACGCAATCCCGCGTAATATGGCAAAGCTTAATATGGGGCAATACCTAATTGTAGGAGGCGAAGAAGGATCGGGGAAAGAGGGGCTACCCTTGGAGGCCGTAAAATCCATTGAGCAGGCCATCGGAGGCGTTTCGGGTGCAGACTATATCCTTTGCCATTGCTATCTGGGATTTCGACCGTCTGAGTTCTTGGCTTTGGATGCAAAAGACTATAACCGGACTGAGAGAGCTTTTGTCGGTGGCTCAAAAACTGACGCCGGACGGGATCGTGTTGTTACTGTTTCCCCTAAAATCCAGCCTATTATAGACCGCCTAGTTAAAGACAAAATAGCCGGACCTATATTTTGTGCGAAGGACGGCTCTCAAATCGGCATATCGGCCTATAGAGCGCTTTTTTACGGTGTATTAGAAAGATGTGGTGTAGATAACCCCATTATCGACGAAGGCGGCGTAAAGCGCCGCAAGTATACTCCACACAGTTGCCGACACACCTTTGCAACTTTGATGAAGCGAGTACCAGGTGCAGATAAGGATAAACTAGAGCTTATGGGGCATACATCTTCCGAAATGCTTCGTCACTATCAGGATGTATCTTTTGAGGACCTTAGAAGGGTAACCGATATGCTCTAAATCTATTATGCAATAGATCAGCAATAGCATGATATATTACACGGTTTTTTAAAATTTAGTAAAATAAAAAAGTGCTGAGAAATTTGGAAAACTCCAAAATCTCAGCACTTTTTGGTCCGAGTGACTGGATTCGAACCAGCGGCCTCTTGAACCCCATTCAAG